TTTGTGGTTACGTTACCGGTCGACCCCGTTGCGAGTTGCTTTCCGCATACACACAAAAGTCGGTACATGAAAAGATCCTTCAGGTAGTCGCCAACAAGGCATTTCTGTCCGAATGAAAAACACTCGACCATATAAGAGCAAGCGTCGTTCATTTCGGTGAGCATTGGCTCTTCTACTTCGGTTTCAGAGAGCGGGTCATATTCTTCGATCGGAGAATAAAACTTATCATATAAACCATCAGCCGCCGATATTGACATTACCGGGGCGACCTGTGGAACGAAGGAGTCTATGGCATACAAAAGCGGCTTCATTTCATTCATTATATTGATCTCCCGTAAAAAGAAACTTCAACGTCGAAATAATCCTCAATCGACGAGTTGATAGTAATTCCATTTATTCCCGGTGTCAAGACGAGTTGCTTCTTGAAAAAATCATCGGTCATACTCGAAAGGATGCTTGTTGTTGATCCGCCAACTTTCCAGGTTGCAAGGTATCCGGTGTTCTCGGTAGAAAACGAAAGAACATCACCATAACCTATTGTTTTTGAAGATACGAACTTTATCAGACCGGGAACAAGTTCAGTTGCGTGAGTGTTTGCAGACTTGCAGGTGAATTTTATTGTGTAGTTTGTTTCTACTGCGTATTCGGTATCGTAATCAATTTCAAGATACGCATCTGATGAAAACGAATGTACTATCCTTTCGAGTGTTTCCCAATACGGGTCGAGTGCGTTTATGTTGAAGTTAACCAAAGACGATCTTCCATTTACCTCTCCGCGATCGGGAGTTGTGTTTATATTTGGTACCGACCCGAATACAACCATATTGTAAAATTCGTCTAAGAAATACAGCTCTGCACCGACAAGTTTTGATCGTATTTCCCTTTCGCGCAACCGGACTGTTTCGATGTTGTCGGCAAGTATTAGCCCGGAAACGTTTACGACCCGAGACTCCGGAAGCTGGTCGTTGCTTTTCTTTCTGTAGCCAGACCCGCTTATTGTTTTATACGTATCGTTAAATTTGAATACGTCAGAATTCATTGCGAATATAGAACGACTAGCATCGTACCAGTCTCCGAGCGTAATCCATGTCGAGCGATCTTTTGAAACCTTCATTTAGATACCACTCTTTTTTATGTAAGCGTCCATCCATGACTCAAGCCATGATTCGAGAGTTGATCCAGTCTGCACCTGCATAACAAGACCACCGGAAACCGACATATTCGCCTGCGCTATCGTAATTTCCGTTGCCGACATTGCAGTAATATATGCCGTGGTTATATTAACGGTATTTATTGTACTATTCAATCCTGCTTCGGCTATTGCCTGTGAAAGAGTATCCATCGTTCCTTTTATCGCCGTAATAAGATCGTCGCGAACATCAGATGGTATCGCTGAAACAACCGTTCCGGGATTAACGCTTACATCAAGAAGGCCGAACTGAGACAGGGCATCCCGGAGAGACATCATAACAGATCCGAGCGGTGTGTTTTCGTCGGTTACATCGGTCCAGACGGATCGAATTTCAGCCAATAACGACTGGGCATCGGCTGATGAAAATCCGGTTCCGGCATTTATTATTCCAGAGACAAGCGATTGTATCTTACTGGTTATTCCGCCTGCAGAAATTACGGCACTCGTTATATTTGATACGATCGCTTTATATACAGCCTGCTTGAAGTCAGAATAAGATCCAGTTAGAGCGGCGTCCGCGAGCGCAGATGTAATAGTATCACTCATACTGGAGAATGCGGTTTTTGTTGCTTCCTCAGCGGTTGTTGTTATTCCTAATGCTTTCGAAAGCTGCGCGAGTAGGGCTGAATATTCTGCAGTCGCCGTATTAAGTTCGTCTAATGCTCCAGAATCGGTAAGACCGTTCTCGTTTGTTATCCCGGTGTTCAGTGTTGCAATTTTTGCTTGCAGTGTATTAACCTGATCGATCATGGATTGAATAGATGCTATATCTTCGTCGTTTATGGTCTTTCCGGTTTTTAGGCTTAAGGCCTTTTTTGCTTCTTCAAAAGCTTCAATCGCTTTGGTATAAGCGTCAACTGCGGAGTTTACTTCTGAAGCATTTGTTATTCCAAATAACCCCATATTAGGTTGCGTTTCCTGCATTTTCTTCAATGCAGCAACCATGTTTTTCTCTGCCTGGTCTGCAGCAGTAACCAATGTCTGCAATCCAGCCGTATCCGATGTTCCCATTGTATCAAATAACGTTTCTATCTGTTTTTGCAGCGTTGCTGCCTCGGCAGATCCCGGAGATAATGCAGCCCAAAGTTTTTCAGCGATGGAAGCAACTTTATCTTCAAATCCAGATGCGGTTATAAGAGCAGTTGAAATCATATTGTACATATATTCTGCAAACTTTTCAGCCATATCATCTTGTGACAGAGATAGCCCTTCGGAAAATCCGTCTGCGATATATTGACCAAGCGATTGTCCGACATTAGTAAGAGAGTCTTGCATCGACTCTTCTGCGGATCTCTTTGCGTCCGCAATGGCATTTGCGAACTGACTCGTCTCTTCTGTGACGGCATCCGTCGAAGAGTTTATTATATCAGAGAGTCCGGCAAGGCCCTTGGCGATCAATCCTATAATTGCGACTATCCCCCCTGCCGATACGTTGAATATTGCTATCACCGAACCAAGAGACATAATAGAATCTCCGATGGCGGATAGCTTATCTCCGGTAGTAGAATCGGCATCCTTGAGTACGTCTACCAGGTTACCGACCGAATCGATTACAGAATTAATATCTGAAAGAAATACCTGAATTGACGAAACAGTGAATTGCATGTTTAGTGTTTTCTTTATATTCAGTTCGTCTGTTGTTTTGTCTACTTCGGCAGCCGCCTTAGCGTACTCCTCTTCCGACATAGTTCCATCATTTCGGGCTTTTGTGTTTTCTTTTGTCTTTTGTTTTAATGCTTCCTCTGATGCGGCGAGTTCGTCTGCCGCTTTTATTGCGGATAGTATATTTTTAGGTTTTATTGCGCTATCAAATTCTGCAAGACCCGACTCTGGGTCTATGTTATCGACAATGTATCTAATTGACTCAACGGTACCTGTGGAAAGGTTTTTATAAGCATCGGATACTTCGTTAAGGCCTTTTATTCTTTCATTGGCGCTCTGTGTGAATTGTCCGGCCTTGAACGAGAAGTCAGATATTGCTCCTGCGTTTCCGGCGAGTTCAAGCATTGCTTTGTCAACAGACTCGATCTGCTTCTGATAAATCATCCACGCGACAGACCCATTTTCAGTAGCAGATTGTAGTGACACGGTCGTTTTTCTTGTCGAAGTAAAAACAGCAAGCTGATTTTTATATTCTTGAACATTAACCGGAAACCCGAACGCCTTTGCAAGAGCGATAGCGATGCCGTCGAGTTGGTTTTTCGTAAGCTCTGCGACGTTGCCCATCGTTACAATATCGGAAATCGATTTCAACTCGGGGTTCTGTTCAAACGCAGACTTTAGTCTATCGGCCATAGCCTGTACTTCAGTCCTTGCGGTACCGGATAACGTTGCGAGGGTTCTTACTTTTTCATTGAGAGATGTTATGTTTTTCGATGAATCAGATGCGTCGGTGTATCCCTTTAACTGTCTCTCGGCGTCGACGGTTTTCTGGATAATCTGTTCCCACCAATCGAGCGTTTCTTTTGCGCCTTTCGTTTGCTTCCCGAAGTTATCAGACATAGAGACGCCCCATGCGAGGTATGCTTGTACTATTTTTCTGATGGCAATCTGGTTTGCGGTAAGTCCTTTTTCTGACGTTGCAGCAACGCCACCGAATGTTTTATCCATTTCTGCGAGATTTTTATTGAGGTCTGATATTTTATTCGGATCGGTCTCTATTCCGATGTCAATCTTCATCGCCTGATATTTCGACAACCCGTCGAGCATTTCCTTTAACGTGTCGAATGACGTGTTGTCCTTTACGTTTGCGTCGAAGGTGTTCATCATAACGGTGGCCCAGTTTGCGCCGTTTTTTGCCATTCCTTCGGTCGTGTCTTTTCCCATCTGCGCGATAAGGTCTTTATAGTATTGAGTAAACGATCCGTCGTCGCTCATAAGTCCGAGCGACTTCATGTCTATTTTGTTGTCGAGCGTAAGGTTTCTTATCGCTCCATCGAAAACTTCTCCGATAGCATTCGCAACATCAGTTGCAGTTGCTTGCTTGTTTGCAAGTTGCAGGTCATATTTAAGCGACCACACCTTATTCGTCATGTCTTCGGTGAGAGATGCAATTTGTTCGACGAGCTTAGTCGAAATCTTGAGTTTTGCATTTGCAGAATCAGATCCGAGGCTTTTTGCAAAATTCTGCATTCCTTTTAGAGAAAGTTTCGCAGAGTTTAATTGTCCGTTCGTATATGCGAGTTGCATAACCCAATCGCGAAGTATAGGATCTCCCTCGGGAAGAAGAGCCATTATTTTTCCTAAATTTCCTTGCGAATCAGAAACATAATCAGAAAACTGCTGCATTGATTTTAGGCCAGAGAATTCAGTGCCTTTTATGCTACCCTGGACCATCTTAAACATAGAAACTTGCGACGTAAGATCTGCATATTTTGAACTCAACTGATCTACAGAAAGCTTCTGTTCTGCGAGTTGTCTTTCAAGGTATGACGTTCCGGACCCAAGTGTTGATTTATCCCTATCTGCTTCTATTTGTTTAAGATTTGCATATTCCTGTCTAAGAATTCTCATGGCTGACGCGGTATCACCTGCGTTTTTATTTAACTGTTCTCTCAATCTCGGGAATACTGCGGCGAGTTCTTCAAGAATTGCTTTTGATTTTTTTTGGTCTTCTATCGAGTCGCCAAGCCTTCCAAGGTCATCAACCATTGCGTCGATTGACTTTCCTTGCTTTGACAACGACGCAACTCCGGAGTCGACGGTATCAATCCAGTCCTGCTGGTTCTTTTTTACCATTATGTATATTGCCGACAATCCGGAAACAGCAGCGGCTACAACAAGAACCGGAGCGAGTGTGGCTGCAATAGTTGTTCCGGCGACGGCTAGCTGTGCTGACAATGCAATGAGTGATGATTTAACCGAAAGTATCCCAGCAGAAAGAGGCAGCATTACCGCAGCAACACCGAGAAGCGATACGAGCAAGGCCTTGATTGGCGTTGGTGCTTTTTCAAAAACCTGCATAACAGAAGTTATTGAAACGACTACACCTTTGAGCGCGGGGTCAAGGGTCGACGCGAACGACTTTGTTACGTTCGAGAAGGTGTTCTTCATTATATTCATCTTTCCGTTCAGGTTATCCATCTGGATTGCTGCCTGACGTGCAGATTCTCCCATGTTTCCAGTAACCTCTTTCACGTTGTCGTCGAGCACACCATAGTTTTGAACAAGCCTATTAATCACTTCAGCAGACTCTTTTCCAAATATCTTGACGACATCCTGCGTGGTTGCGTGCGCCGCCGCAAGCTTCCCGATTATCTGCCCAATGTTATTGAATGCCGGATCGAGAGCCGACGTGTATCCGAGAAGATTTTCAATCGCGGTTGACGCGCTTCTCGACGGACGCTGAAGTCCGTTTATTGCAGAAGCAAGCAATCGTCCTGCTTTCTCGCCACGAACACCGGTATCATAGAGCGTATCGAGCGTACCAACCAATTCTTCAAGACTCCATCCCATCGATGACCAAAGCCCTGCGGTATATTTCAAAGACGCGGACAACTTATCGAGTGACGAAACAGACTTGGCGTTTGACGAAGCGAATATGTCCGCAACCGTTGACGCCGACTCGCTTGAGAGTTGAAATGATTTCAACGTCGTAACAACCATTTCTGCCGTAAATGAAACATCCTTCATTCCCGCTGCGGCGAGCGTCATTACCGGCCCGATCTGTTTATATATTTCGTTTGCGTCGAGTCCAGCCTGTCCGAGATCGAACATGGCTTTCGCAATGCCGATCGGAGAAGAAGAAAACTTTTCAGACATTGAAACCGCGGTATTTGCAAGCATTTGTAATTCAACGCTCGTTGCGCCAACGACTGCTTTTATGTTTTGCATCTGCTGTGTGAATTCGAGGTATTCTTTCAGTCCTTTGTCGAACAGGAATGTTATCGGCACCGATATTGCGATTGATGCGTATTTCAGTACCTGCAGTCTGAGATCTTCGAGCTTTCGTTTGTTTTGGTCGATTGCTATCGATGCTGTGTTATATGATTTTACCCGCGTATCGACGAGTTTCTTTTCTTCAGTCGTGAGATTTTTATAGGAATCCAGCGCTTCTTGTCTGGAGGTCGTATCGGCTTTTCCGATATCAACGAGAGATTTTTTTACATATTTTGTTGTTTCTTCGTCGCGCTTTTGAATGTATGAATAATAATCAGACCATTCGCTCTTCGCTGAAGAAAGAGACGGTCCGATTTTCGATGTATCAACAAGTATCTGCGCTATCCAATCACCAAGAAGACCCATATTAACTTACCGTCGCTTTGCGGGTTTTAAATTCCTTTGGTTTTTCAGTTTCTCCGCCGGTTGACTTCCCGCTTTTTGCGTCATCGATCTGCTTTTGTTTCATGTTCGATAACTCAATAGCACAATACTGGTCTATGAAAAAACAGTCAACAGGACTCAGGAATCCTTTTTCTCGCTCGCCTGCGAAGTAGTCTGATGGCTTACAGCGCCCTTCGCTAATGATTGCAATATTTGATAACAAACTTTTTTTTTAATGATTTTTTTTGCAGGCTCCATCTGCTTCGCGAAAACGTAATCGAGTGTTTCTTTCCTGAATTTACCAGTATACTCGGGATCGACCTTCTTCCATTCGGAAACGTATTCGGGCCACCTAACGAATGTACGTTCCGCCATCTCTTGCAGCATGTCGTAGTATTTTTTCGTTTCCTCGAAAAGCTCTTTTTCCGTTTTCTTCTCGAGCGCTTTCTTTGCCTCTTCGATGTCTTTCACGTCGCCATTCAGCATCATCATGAGCCAATTCGGAACGTCACCGAGACTTGCAAGGTCGCGCATGTCGAGACGCCTCATGAGCATTTTTTTAGAAATGCCAGCGCTGAACGGAACGTCGTCGTACATGTATTGTGCTGAAATAAACTCACCGACATCAACGCCGGACTGAACTTTATTCTTTTTTGATTTTAGGAAAAGGCAAGCCCCTGTTATAAAAAACAAGAGGCTTGCCGCGAGAACAAGTCCCGCGACAAGCTGTGTTATCATGCGAGCGTCGCCTCCATGAGCGCGATCTCTTCGGCGAGGTAGAACAGCTCGGTTCCGGCCGGCACGAAAGCGCCGTCAGTAGCCGTGATGTCGAACGTCGGATGGTTGAAATCCTGACTGTTCTTGTCGTTGTTGTTCAGGATTGCGGTGTTGTCCGGGAAAATCGTAACGGAGAAATCGCGCTGTCCGGTAAGAGAGCTTGATCCTTCGTCGTAATTTCTCGAAACACAGAACAACGCAAAGCGCGGTGAATCAACACCGGCAGGGCGCGGGGTGTACTGTCCGGTCGCTTCATCAACGTACCCGCCAGCAAGAGCTTTCTTGTAGAACGGGTTCGCCGAAGAACTCTCGAGCGAAAGAGTATAACCGGTTGACTCCTGCGCGACGGTAACGGTTGTCACGGTCGATTCGGCGTCGGTATTTTCCTTCGTCTGGGCATCGGTTACGTCCTGGCTTGCGGTAAGAGAAGAAAGATTCTCAAGCGGCATGCTGTACGCACGATTGAGTCCGAGAGCGGCAGCGGCAGAGTCGGGCTCGATCACGCCGGTACCAGCGTCGTATGCTTCGTCAATCCTGAAGAACCAGTGCGGGGTGGTCGGTCCGGTTGATGCACCAACAACTTTCAGGCGTCCGGTTGCAGACTCGACAGAAGCGGTGAATGCATATCCGATATTGGGGAAGTTTCCGACTACGCCTATTCCGGTTGTCGACTTGTTGAGCAACGTCGAAATTTCTGACTGGGTTGCCGCTGAAGGAGCGACAAAATCTCCAGCAATGCACGGGATGGCGATTTCATCTTGCTTTCCGTTGAAGTGAAAAACCAAACGGATGTGCCCGGACGTTACGAACGCCGACATGTTGACGGTTCCGGTCTTTCCAAACAGGCCGGCAGGCGCGACGACCGAAGTATAGCCGCCCTCGCCGTTATCGAGCTTGAGAGTAATCGGATACGCGAGCGGAATATTTCCGTTCGGATTCAGTCGAGCATACCCCGCAAATTTGAGCGCATACTGCGAGTATACTTTATCTTTTGATACTGATGCTGGCATAATTTTCTCCTTACAATATATTTGTTTTCGGTGAATACACCGTAAACTGCTTAAAAGGTAACTTACTTCCAGAAGTTTGTCTACCGGCCTTGTTTTCGCTTCCGCTTATATATTCAAAGTCGTCGTAATACGTTATCCCGGCGTGAACGTACTCAGCTCCTTCTACCTTCTTCTTAAATACCGAAGCGAGTCTTCCGAATGCAACTTCAGCATCCATTTCGGTGAAAACTACAGTTGCTGAGTAGAAATAACGAATAACAAATACATCGAACGCATGTCCAGAAGCGCCGGTTTGAATATCTTCAAGCTGGTACACTCCGACAAAGTTACAATCAGTGGATGCTTTCGTGTCGGTAGACACATCAATGAAGCATGAAATATTTGTTTTTAGCGATATCTCCGAAGCCATTCCGAGTATGATATTTCGCAACGAAAACTTTGCAGCTATGCTCATTGTCAAGATTCTCCTTTCGTATAATGCGCTCTTTTCTTTGAATGTATGTCAATGCTGCTTCCGACGTTTCTGATTGCGCTATTCCAGTTTCTTACCAAAGCTGCCTGTATGGACCCGACGAAACTGAGTTGAGCGCGGTCGGCTATGTATTTTGCATACTCATGGTCGCGACCACTGTAGTAGTCTGGAGCATCTTTTTCGTTCGGTCTTCCATTCTCAAACCCTACGGCCCCTGATATCAGGCTTGATGAATCATCAACTTCTCCAGCTATTGAGTCAATAGCATTTCCTGACTGATTGTCCCAGAATTCATTCGAGCGTTGTCTGGATTTTATTTCAGACGCCGTTTCTATCGTCGTTGCCGACATAGCTTCTTTTACGGATTCAACCAAACTATACCCGAGGGTATCCATTCCGGAGAAAACAGTATTTTTTGAAACCTTAACCGGCATAGATTATCTCCGATGTTTGGTCAAGAAGCTCTGCCCTTCTCGCTATTTTCCCGCCGTATTGTATAATCCAAACCGGCTCGAGTGTCATGTATTTTCTTCCGTGATATTCAAAGATAAGTCCGTATACGATGTTTTCAGTATACTCGGCAATAATAAATGTTTTTGTTTCGTTGACCGGAATTCCGGTAGAATCATTTTCGATTGTCTCTACTTTTATGTTTTCAAAAACCCTGACAGGATTTGTGAATGTCGGGATTGATACCGGATCTCCGTTTTTTACCATTGATCCAGAATCATCGAGTGTGTAAAACTGCCGAAGAAGCGGGTATGGGACAAACGGATCGATCTGGATTTTTTCTTTTTCTGCTCTTCGTTTTTGCTCGATAAGGGCCGAAAGGTAGCGCATCAGTCGTTTATTCCTGGAAGAATCGTCTTCCGCGCTCCAACAGCAAAGCTACCGATTGACCCTATGCGTTTTTCTGAAACTATCGATCCGTTCAGGTAGGCTATTTGTGCCTTCCTTGCTGATATAATAGCGGATAGATCCTGAAACTCTGACGATTCAACGCCTGTCCCATCCTTTCTAATCTGGTTTTCTTCAATGAGTCTTTGCATGTCAATAGCAAGAAGTTCGGCTGCTGCCGAGTAGCATTGATTATCTTCGCTGTTGTACCGACGTTGCGCGGCTTCGTATGCCCCGGCAACGGTTACTGCGGAAAATCTTTTGCGTTCGGGGTCTCCAATGAGATTTGAAATTCTTGTTATGGAATCAGACACATAAAACTCCTTGAAGAAAAGCCGGAGCGAGTGCTCCGGCTGCAACGATTACAACGATTACGTTGACTTGAGGCCGTCTGACGTATCGTCAACCGCGACGAGGTTGAAGTCGTAGCAGTAATCAGTCGGCTGACTGATAATTCCACGGCAATCCCACCAGATATCGCGCTCGAGTTCGAGTTCGGTTCCAGGCTTCGTTACCATCGTGAGCGGCTGCTTGATAAGTTCCTTGAACCCGTCCTTCGGAGAAACCATGATAACGCGACCGTCAGCAGGGCCGGGATATGAAACCTTCCTGCCGCTGATGGTCACAGTAGCGCCATCATAGATGACGATTCCGCCCCACCAGTTGCGCATCGAGTCGTACCGTTTGCTGTCGGCGATGTTGATCGCGTCGAGCGTATCCTGGAACGAAGTCATGTACGTCTTCTTGTTCATGACGAGTATCGGCAGGCTGAGATACTGGTCGTATGAATCCTTCGCGGTGAAGTACATATTCTTCGCGAGCTTCATGATCTGCCAGTTGTTCTCCCACCAAGAGTTCGTTGATCGTTTCTTGAGCATGGAAACTTCAACATGCTTTCCGGTGTACGAAGCAGCGATGATCGGGTGCATGTACAGATGGTTGCAAAGATCGATGTAACCCTGAGCCTGCGCTCGAGCTTCGGTCTGCTGGAGATACAGCTTGTTGAAAAGCTTGTTGCGGAGTGTCTTCTGGATCGCACCGGCGAAGAACTTCAGAGAAACTGTGTCCTTCAGGACTTCGTCTTTGAAATTCGTGGTGTACACCGATTCGCCGTCGTGCCACTCGCAATAAGCCATTGACTGATTGTTGGTAAAGTCGCGAATCGGCATTGTTTCATCGAGATCGGGAGACGAAATAGTCTCATAGATCGCCTGATAGACCTTCTCACGTCCGGCAAGGGTGCGAGTGAAGTCGATGACAAATGGACGCCAACGAGTCTCGAGCGTCGACAGGTTGTCGTAAATATCACCGGGAAGGGTTTCAGCCTGTCCGGAAAGGCGAATCTGGTCGCCAACGAAGTCAAGATCGCCGGATTTTGCCGCCATCTGGCGGGACCCGTTGATCTCCTGGATTGAGTCAACAATCCGGATTTCTTCCTCGACATTACCGTTTCGTTCTCCCTGAGCGGTAATGGCGATGCCGTGTTTGTCTGTATATTTCATTTAACCACCATCCTTTTTAGGTCGAAGCGAGGGCGAATGCGTTCGCTCCCGACTTGTTCAGGCGAACCCAAACGAACTTGTTTCCATCGCTGTCCGTGATAAGCGGAGCGTCGACGGTTCCGAGAATTGCCTTTCCGGTAGTTTTCACATCCGTGATGACAATCTTGAGATCTGCGCCGATGGTTCCATACACGACAGAACCAACCGCGAACGTTCCGGTTCCGATCTCGATGCGGGAAGCGTCCGACATCTTGCAGAACTCGATAACGTCACCGGTATGTCCGTCAAGAGTTACGCGATAGGCGGCAGGGTACGGATCGCCGGGGTTATCCATCGCGACGTACGGCTGCTTGCGAACAATACCACCGGTATACCCGTCTCCGGTATTGACAATAAAATCGTCAGTCTTGATCCCGTCGAAAAGGGCTTTTGACGCAAGCCGAGTCGACAGCGGGAGCTGTGACGGATTGACTTTCTTTCTCAGTCTTGCCATTTATTTACTCTCCTTGAAATTGCTTCCGATCTGGATGCCCTTTCCTTTGGTGGTTCCGCCGCCAGCAACATGCTGGCGTCCGTCTGCGTTCTTCGCAGCAATGATCTTGATTGCGTCAAGACCCTTCAGGCGATCGATCTCGCCGGCGATATCTTTCTGTGATCCAACCTTGATTCCGAAAAGCCCGGAAACAGATTTCTTGAGTTCGGGATCATGGCCGAATTCTTTCTCGATTGCCGCATCACGAAGCGTAGCAAACGAATTGCCCTGGGCCGCAACGGCGTCAGTAACAATCTGTTCGACATCACCACCGGCAGCAATCTGGCGGACCTTGCCAAGAACGGCGAGGTCGGCTTTATGCGCGGCGGTCAACACTTCAATGTTCAGCCCGAGATCCTTCATTACCGCAACGTGATCGGTACGATTTTTCGTCATCGTATCTTTCAGTGCGGCAATAAGTTCATCGTAATTGAGGTCCATTGGTGTATCTCCTTCATTATATTCATCGATCACGTCCTTCTGTGAAGTCGCGATCATCTTTGAAGCCATTCCTGTCTGGTCCCATTCAACCAGATCATTCCGTTCTTTTCCGACAGACTTTATAGCATGAACGACTTGCGTTCCGTCTTTGCCTGCCGCAGTCTTGTATTTGTAGAGCCCGAACAAGGAGGTAGAAATAAGCCCTGCTTTTATCTCCGAAACAAGCGAGTCGTAGTCGTTCTTGTCCATCTTGTTTGATACATAATGTCGTAAAAGCATGGTATCTTCTGATACCACTTTCGCCGCAGTTACATATACATGATTGCGCACGCGTTCTTTTTCAACATGAAGCGCCGTATGTCCGTAGGCAGATCCGGGTATCGGAACACTATTCGCCTTCTCTGAATAGGAATCCGCATAGGATTTGTCGAATATGGTCCCGTCGGTTGCCGGATACTTGTCGCCGAATTTTACTTCCTGAACGAACTCGAACGGCGAACCGTCTCCTGACGAAAGAATGTCGAATGCTTTTTTGTTCGATGCAGAAAGCGGAACGCTGTTTATTACATCTGAGCCGATTTCTGTCTTCGGAGCTTCCGCATATTGAGCCGTGAGTATCCCGCACCGAACATTTTTATCCTTCATATGCATCTCCTCGTTCAGTTAAAACATCAACTTCACTTCTTGTCAAGTAACGACAGCCGTATCTTTTTCTTCATTGTTCGGTATTCTTCTTTCTTTTTCAGTGAACTGAATATAAAAAATACCGCCAATCTTCCGTAAAAAGATGACCGAGCATCCTTTACAACGTCAATAAAAGACTCGTAATCTGAATACTTTATTGCAGTGTACAGGCTTGGAAAAAGCATGGCGCGATCCTTGTACCGTTTGAATTCATTCATAATCAGCACGAAAAAAATGCAGCACGAAATAACCGAAAGATACGAAATAATAATTCCAAAGTTATAATAAGATACTACGAACAACACGAAAGATCCGCCGGCGAGTAAGCACATAGCAAAAAGTGACGCCAGATGAATCGCAAACATCATCCTACTGATCTTTATTTCTGTTTTCGTTCTCAATTAATAAATCTCCTTCTTGTTTATTGTCCGTTGCCGATTTCGCCGAAGCGCCGAAGGCTTTTTTTACGCCTTCAAGGTCTTTCAGTAGTTTTTCACGGCCTTTCTCCCATTCGTCATAATCCTGGAGTTGGTTCATATACGAATCGATATAGGCGCGGATTTCTTTGTCATTCATCAAGCCTTCGTCTTTTGCAATCTTCATAGACGACATCATGTAATTGACGATTTTCGCTCGAAGTTCAGCAGAGTCGAGGTCGATACGCTTCCAGGTTACATCTCCAGCCAAGAAAACTGGCTGCGAATTCGTCGCCCTGGAAAGAACCATTGCTGAAATTTCAACCCACTTCTCCCAGAACGAAGAAAGGCTTTCTTGGTCTTCCTGGATAAGCTGAATGAATGTTGGTACTTGAATTTGAGCAGACGCGAACGATGCGCCAAGTTTCGGCGGGAACACAAACTCGGGAATACGGAGTGTTTCGATAAGATTCATGAAAAGTAATTTTAGTATCTGAATAGAGTCGGTGGCGGTCTGTCCAGGATTAAGATACGAAACACCTTCTTCTTTTCCCGAAGTTGAAACCGTATTGAAAAATATATCTAGATCTTCGAGCGGAACCCCGCCGCCTGCGGTTACTCCGTTGATCCTGCATGTTTTTTCAAGCCACGTATCGGGGTCATCGCCTTTAATGAGGTATTTTTTTCGAGACGAACGCTTGTCTTCGATTATGCGATTCTCCATGATGGTATGCATGTTTGCGAGGTACGGCTCGACCGGCTCAATCATTCCGTGTCCCTGAATTTCATCATCGCCCTTCCCGTATGAACCCCAAATTATCGGAAGCATTCCGTAATTATGCGTATATGTCGACTTTGATTTCTTTCCTGGAGGCACAGAGTTAATATATTCAGTAACAATTTTATTTTCATCAAAATAAATGCGGCGAGTTGTCGAGGCGCTATTTCCGTACTGGTCAAAGAATTGAATCTTTTGTTTGAACGAAATAGCCTTAAGTTCTTTTGTGTCGATGTCGAGATATGGAGTTTCAACATCATCCATACCGAAATAAATATACTCAAGGTCTCCTTTTTCGGAATTATAATTTGCCCAGATGTACTCGTTTCCCTCAGAAAACATTTTCCGGTGAGCCGTTTTCCTTTGGGCTCGTATATGCTTCTGGATAATCTTCTGCTGCTTCACCGGACCAGAAAGCTTAACAGTCGGAGAACCAACATAATCAATAACGGCTTTAATCGCGCAGATCACTACGGAAGCTGAAAGCTTGTAGGATTTTGCAGTGTTATGCCAGATATCCCGAGCAAGTTTTGCATCGACTCGTTCGACCATTGTTAAATCTATATCAGAAACAAGCCAGCGATTATTTTGAGTCATCCCGCTTGTTTTATGTGATCCCCTCAAAAAAGCTGGAATTATATTCATAAAAACCCCTTAATCGCCAAGATTTACCCGAGCTGAATAATTTTGACCAGAATTAGAACGCTTGTCAATGCCGTTGCGAAGGAACGGGAAAAGGTACAAGGAAAGTGCATCGCCTTTGTTTGGAGATCCCTTGCCTCGGCGTTTCAACGCTGCCTTTGATTCGAGTTTTATCTTGTTGTTCGATTCAAGCACTTCGTAATTTCTTCCGCATATCTGGTCTTCGAGTTCTTCAAAATACGCAACGTCAAATCCTTCTCCTTCGGCCTTCGGTCCTTCATTGTAGTGAGGAATCGATAATAGATAGAGAAGCGCTTTCATGTTACCCCAAAGAAGGTCGGACATGTCTTCGTATTCGGCGTTTCCGGACTCTGCACCGTGTACGGGAATGAGTTTGAAATTCTCAGAAACCTGGAACCCTTGGAGATATGTTTGCATTCCTGCACCAATTCCAGTACGGTCGAATACAACTTTTATCGTAACGTCTGGATGAAAGCCCATATCTTTGCAGTTGTCGCGCATCTTGTGGATCATCATGAGCACCGCCTGTCCGTTTATTGCACCGTCGGTTGATCCTTCGATTGTCCTCTTGTAGAATACTCGATATCCGTTGCCGGCTACAATTTCTGTTGCGTCATTTCCAGCATCGGCTGGGTCTACGGCGATTATCGGGAAGAATGCCTGCTCGTAAGGCCTGCCATAACAATCCTGAAGTGCCCTGAGTTTTATGAAGGCGGTTGGCGAATCGATCGGGAATTCACCGAGTACACGAACGCGATACTGGTCCGAATCTACTCCGTATTTGTCGGCGATCTCTTTCGGGAACCCAGGATCTCCGCGATACCCTTTTGTCAATGCTGAAAGCGTCAAACATCGAGCGTTGCTGTTCTTGCTGGTAAAAGATCGATGGAAGTTACCGCGAACCTGTGTTGGGTTTCCAATCATGAGCATAAATGAACCTATATCAGACATTGCGCCTGATAGTGTATCCCATATAGCATCGTCAAGAATTCCCGAAGCTTCGTCAACAATTATGAGGCATCCATTTTCTCCGTGAAGACCTGCAAGGTTTTCAGGCCTGTATGATGTCCGGAGTTCTGCAGACCACGATATTCCCTTCCCTTTTACTTCAATCTTCTCTGACTTCCATACAAAAAAACTTTTGAGTGCATCGGATCGCTGAATCCATTTACTCAATTCTCCCCATAACCCATTTTTCAACTGTCTTTCGGTCGGAGCGGTTGCGCCAACTTTACTGTATGGATGGGTAAAAAGAAACCAGTACACAACCCAAGCTGCGAGGCAAGTTTTCCCTGTTCCGTGAGCAGATTTACACGAAACCGGCTTCCTGTCTCTTGCAGACAACGAGCAGGCGTCAAGCACGAGTTTTTGTTGCTGGGAGGGTCCATTCCTTTCAGTTATTTCGGTCCCCATGAACACAATGTCGCAAACGAATTCATACGCCTTGTCAAAGTAATACTCACGAAGGTCTTCAATCGTCATGCGTTTCTCCGTCGTTCGGCGCTATGAGGTTTTTGTTTTGTTTTGATGATTCTACTTTTTCCGCCAGCTTTAGCAGTAGGGTTTCGAGCGCATTGCTTCCGCCGTCTTCGTTTTTCGGCTCACTCTCTCTGATTATATCAATAGCCTTCCATGAACCAAGTTCGAACATTCCGGTTTCTTTATTGAGCGGCATAGCCTCTCGCCAGATAAGCTCTTCGAGAATTTGACGACGGGCCATTTCGACAGGGACGCCTTCTTCGTTGACGAATCGCTCGACGAGGTCTCCGGCTTTATATATTGCAGTAGTGAGGTATTGAGTTTCTTTCTTTCCGAGTGCTGGTGGGTTTGCCATACACCTATTATCAGAAAGAATGACAAATTGTCAAGTATTGTTCTTGTTGTTAAGTTCGGTAATATATTTTTTACGACCATCAAGAATGCGATCTATCGTATCAATCATATCTAGGGCCGACTGGCTTTTCCTTGATGTTGCGTTTTTACGCCACAGGTCCTTCCAATTTGTAACAGCCACAAGATCGTCCTTGTTCTCTATAAATTCAGGAATAGGACGATCGATCTCCTTTATTACCTCTTTGACGACCTCAACCGGAACCTCTTTTATTACTTCTTTTATTTGAGTTTCTACCGACTTGCGTTTATTTTTCTTTTCGTCCGGCTCTATACTTGTGACCGTTATCGCCTGAAGACCTACAAAAAGTATGAAAAATACAATAAGTTGCATATACCGCCTATCACTTATCGCCTGAGGAATTGCTTCAAAAACATCGTCTGATGACATTTTCACTTTTGATGCAACAGTGCCTGATATTTCACTTTTTCGTGCATCTCTCTTTTTTTCATATTCGTCAACCTTTGCTTGCGCCGCCTGCTGGTTAAAGAATATCTGGTCGAGGGTTGCCCTGACGTGCGGCCGTTGGTAATCGAGAACATACGACTTTACCGTTTCTTTCTGCGAGGCAATATCAATATTAAGGCTTTTTATTGTTTCGTCGTTTTTAACAAGAAGCTCTATATTCTTTTCAGCAGCAACCAATGCGTCTTTGTTTTTCATCGTTGCAAGAGCGAAAGAATAATCAAAAAAGAATACAAGCGAAGCGAATACGAGCCACAACACAACCCATCCGGTTGACCAAGACCTGAACACAAATAGGACAATCACAACCCCGATCATGATAAACGCCGTCTTGGTCAGCGCGTCAGGCGCTATGGTAAACATACAGATCGGAATTATGGTTAAGTCAGCAATGAGCGCGACGGCAACTCCGGCGATGTCTATAAATTTCTTCAGTCCTGGGTTTAATGTCATAGTTCATACACCTTGTTGAAATCTATTCCTCCGGCCCAAAAGGTCGGGATTTTTGCTATATTATTCGCGTACCAAACACAGCAGGCGAGTGCTGGTCGCTCTCTGGTATATTCAGGACCAACGATAAGCGGAGAGGCAAGCACCTGAATGCTATCAAATCGGCATTCTACTATCGCATTGCAAAGCATTATGCAGATAGAATTTCCGAGCGGAAGGTTGAGAGATAGAATCTTGTCCTTCGGGATATTCCTCCAAAAGTATAAATCCGGACTCTTCCTTTTCGATTCGTGGAATTCATATACTCGATCCGAAAACGGCACTGGACAAGCATTAAGCGACCATATTTCTTCCGTTTGGCCATCAAGCGAAACGATCTCTCCAGCCCCGCCGATAATTAAGAGTTCTCTGCTTATCATTCTGGAATGGCCTGCGTCTTCCAGGTAGAATAAAAATCACGAGCCTCTCTTGAAGATGGCCAGACGAACTCACTGAGCCTTCTGGTGTTCTTCTTCCCGAACGTCGGCCTGATTATATAAACAACGCGCCCATCAGTTGCGGGGCCTATTCCAATCACAGTACCAGAAACGATCGAGTCAGTGGACATCCTGACAAACCATACCTTTTTCCCGACAATAGCATTTGATACCATAATGACTCCTTTATATTTCTGCGACCGTCGCCGCGATGCGCTCGAATTGAGTTACGCTCAAGATTGCAATATTTTCTTCAAGTTTCGGCGACTTTACAAACAAGATCCAGTTTCCTGATTTTGCATTCGCCTTCGCTTGACGAACCCACTCCGGGAGAGAGAGTGAATTGCAGTTCTTGCACTCCGGATCGAACGGGAAAAGCATACGGGCCTTTCCGCGAACGATTATGTCCGCTCCGGATAGACCCATTTCGCGTGAGTGAATATCGCAAGAATCGCTCGATTGATCGAACGGTATCCCAGTTATGCGAGAAATCATTTCGCACATTTCTTTCTGCCAAGATGCGCCCTTATTCTTTGCAGAACGCGGATTTATCCTGGTCATAGACCTAGATATCTTTTTAAGCAATCTTGAATCGCTGGCAAGTGGTTTTTCACACCTCTGGAGACCCAGACTCGCGAGTCGGAGCAATCGGTCTTTTTCTGCTACATTTAAATCAAGAATCATTTTGAATCCTCCGACAAAACCTTATTCATAAAATCAACGGCGAGTGATTTTTCTTTTAAGATGAACTCCCACCTGCCTATATGTCCTTTCTTTGCTACCTCGTACGGCTTGAGTTCTATGTATCCCTTCATCATGAGGTCTTGGCAGCAAAACTTCGCGGCCTGTAGCGACATGCCAAAATGCCTGCCTATTTTCGTGAAGGTTATATATTCCTCATGAGAATGAAGATACAGGATGTAATCCATTACCTTTCTTTGGTATGTTGTCAACCTTATCATTCATGGATAATACACCCTGAAATTCCCGATGTCAATCACTACCATCGCTTTTGAATACGGAAACGATCCATTTGAAAAACTCGCGGCAGAGATAGTAGGAAAAGTATCCTGCAGCACCGATGCAGAAAAGAACGAATACAGGAATGAATAATGCGATCATACTGACTCCTTAAATGCACCGAGAGTGCAGTACTTCTGGATATTAATTGTTCGCATCATGGCATAGTCCTTGTGCCATGAACGATCCCAAACAAACCATCCGGTAATCAGATTTCCTACATATAGCTCCATGCTTCCGAGCGGAGTGCGATAGTCAACCTGACGATCAAAAACATAGACAGCCTTCAGGTTTTTCCATAGTCCGTTCGTGGTCCTTGAATGCGATCCGAGGAAATTTGTTTTTCCGATACTTATTACAATCGGAGCCACCTCCTTCGCATGAAGTATGAATTCGTCATAAATAGAGAATGGCGCGTTTGTTAGAATCGCTTCGCGCTTTCTGTTGTCAGTGAGAAAGTCGACACCGGTCATGCGAATATCATCACCCGTACAATGGTATCCCATTGCGTTTACCGTTCTCACTAACTGCCCGTCTCCGCATCCGGGGTCGTCATAGCGCGTCCTAACGCTCAGTATTCCGCGACCGAGAAGTTGATGAATAAGCGGAATCGGGGTTGGGTAATTGTCGCTCTCGGGCCTTTCTTCGGCCGGCTTCCTGTTTGCGTATGCTTTTCCGTTCATTCCATGCCCCTTATGACCATATTGAGATATTTTTCATCAAGTCCGTCACGCAGAACTCCTTTCGGCCCCTGATGATGTGAACAAATTGCGATTGCTTCTGATTTTGTTGATTCTAGGCTCGTCATGAAAAGCATTCCGGTAACGTATGCCGAGTCGTGCGGGTCTGCTGCATCGTACTCACCAAACAAACGAGCCCTGTATGCGTGAATCTCTTTTGTTTCATGAAGACCGAACATCCCTATATCGTCTTTATTCGGATGATTCATCTTGCGACCTTCGGACGATTCAGCATGAGCGATTCCCTTCAGGAAATGCGCCGGCGCTCCGGTTGACAACTCGGCCTGCTCGTATATCGAAAGTGTTTTTTCTCGCACGTTGTAAGGATATGAATGATCGAACGGAGTCTTTATTCTGAGGTAAAAAATTAACGCAGTAATTATACATACCACAAGAAGCTTGAACGCAAAGTCTCGCCATCCACTAAAACTAATACGGTAAGTTATCACTTGGTATGCCCTCCATTTCAACCGGTTCTTTGTATTTCTCGACTATCAATCCGTGCGCGACCGATCGGCGTTCCATATCTTCGGTTCCGGAACCACCAGGAAACAGAATACAAATGTCAGCGTTTTGTGCCATTCTCTCGTTTCGCTGCGGACCGGCAACAGAATTATATTTTTCACCGGTATTTCGGCGTGTTTTTATAACCGCACCTTCGACGGTAAGGTCCGACCACTTCGCCTGATATATCATGCCGTGAATGCCATGCGACTTTGCAAATTCGAGCCCGAGAGCGTCTGCACCGGGCGCGCCGCCGCAAAGCACGAAATCAACCTGGTGTTTTGCGAACATGATAGTCAAGTACCATTCAGCGTGTTTTCTTATTTCATTATCGGGAAGATATAGCCTGTTTTGCGCGAACGACCAGCAGAAATTCCTCCCGCCGGCGACAATAGCACGACTCATATCGCTCTCCTTAATTTTATCACGATGTGATTGTCAGCTTGGGTCGAAAT